CTCGGTTCAACCGTAGCTGTAAAGATTGCGCCTACTTCTGGCACAATTACAGCCACAAATCCGCAGTACGAATTTACAGCGCTTTGCACACAGTACCAGCCATTCGCAGGGGCAGTCGGCGATCTTGCCACCCTTTCGGTTACATGGCCTGTGTCTGGTGAAGTCACCAGAGCAACAGCCTAAGCCTAATAACTGCTAGGATTCAGCTATGAGACTAAACCTACAAGTTGCTTATTCTGCCACACCAGATGAGCTAAAAGAAATCATTTGCAATCCGTCTGACATGGTAAAGCTTGAAACCAAGTTTGACATGTCAATAGCCAGTCTTGAGAACAACATCAAGATTACTCACTTGCTTTTCCTAGCTTGGGCAAGCGAGTTCCGCACTAAAGCAACTACTCTTGCGTTTGAGGAGTGGGTGGACACCGTAGAAAGTGTTAGCCCGTCTGAACAAAAAAAATAGTTGGGCTTGGTGAATCCTCAGCTCATTGGTACATCGCCACATTAGCTGTTGAGACAGGCATCAGTCCCCGTGAGCTTATGAAGCTTGACGAGCGGATGCTCTGGACAATGGGTCGCTATCTAGTATGGCGAGCTACGCACCAAGCACCTAAGCGTTGAGAAGAAGCACCCTTCGGGGTGCTTCTTTTTTGTTCGGTAGACTTAGGTTAGATAGGTGGACTAAATGGCATTGAAACTTTACAGTGGCACTAATAGTGCAATAAAAGTCTATGCTTCAGACTGGCGGCTTTTTGTCAAAGAACTTAAAACTATTGACCCTCAACAAATCAAAGAATTGCAGAAACGCTGGAAAGAGATTTCAGAACCAGCCGTAAAAAGCGTCAAAGACGAACTTGGGGATCTTGGCGAGCCAGGACCGATGAGGGGTATGCGGCACGGTGGTCGTACTGGTTGGGGAACTAATTATGGAAAAGTCGGCAGTGCTGTAAGCGGCGCAAAACGCAAAACCTACAACAATGTTTCTTCCTCACAATTACAAAAAAATAAAAAAGGTGCAACGGGAATTGCAAGAGTCAGGGTTTATTCTGCTGGTGTAGTGCTTGCCGATGTAGCTAGGAAGCATGGCTCAAGGGCTTATACAAGAGCGTATAAAATTAGAGAGTTTGGTGGTCCTGAAATTACGAGAAACCACATAATTCAACCTATGGCTGTACAAGAATTTCTTAATAATCTAGGCGCTGTTGTCAAGCCAAGCAAGCGTAAAAAGTCAAGAAATGTTTACCCTGGTTTTGACAAGTCCTTGCCATCCGTAAGCGCTCAAGCTAAAAAGGCTATTGAAGAAACCATTAGATTTGTTGAACGAAACATTGACAGGAATAACCGCACATGAGCAATATGTTTTTGAACATTGTCAGCACCTTCAAGGGTAAGGGGATATCATCTGCCACTAAAGAGCTAGGTGCTTTTGGCGCTCAGACAGCCTTTCTTGATAAAAACCTCAAGAAAATAGGTGTGGCTATTGCTGGATTCGGCTTAGCCGCAAAAGGCATACAGTTTACAAAAGAGTCCATTGACTCTGCTCGTGATCTTGAGAGAAACCTTTTTTCGGTTGGAACAATTTTTGATGATTTTTCACCCAAGATAGTTCAATTTACAAAAGATGCTGAGCAACTTGGTCTTAGTCAAAAAGATGCCGCCAAAGCCTCAACCTTTTTAGGATCTGTTCTAAAGCAGTCTGGCTTCAGCATGGAGTTTGTGACTAGCGAAACCCAGAAGCTTGTGTCTCTAGGTATAGACCTAGCTGCAACCTACGGCTACGATGTCCAAGAAGCTTTGCTTGGTATGACCGCACTGTTCCGCGGTGAGTACGACCCGATTGAGAAGTTCGGTGTCGCTATGAAGCAAAGCGAAATAAATGCTGAGCTTGCTGCTAGGGGACAAAACAAGCTTGAGGGCGCTGCTCGAAGAAACGCTGAACAGACTATTCGGTTGGAACTTCTTTACCAGCGTGCCGCAGATGCAACTGGAGCCTTTGGCGCTCAGTCTGGAAACCTTTATGTAGAGCAAAAGAAACTTCAGGCTCAGTTTGAAAACCTGCAAGCAACTATTGGCGCACAACTATTGCCAGTTATGGGCGAGTTAGTTGCTGCTCTTAAGCCTTTAGTAGATGAACTGACCCCAAGACTTGTTCAGGTAGTCACAGATGCTCAGCCAGCATTACAAGTGTTTGTCCAATTTATCAAAGACACTGGAGATGCAACCACAACTACAGGTCAAACAATGTCCTTTCTTGCCGACAGTCTTGGATCTGTTTTTGCCATAATTTCAAGTAACTTTGGTGTTTTAGTACAATTTACTGCCCTTCTTCTAGCTGCAACATCAGGTCTTAAGGCGTATGCAGTTGCTTCTGCATGGATATTAGCTAACCCACTTGTTGCTGGTCTACTTCTAGTTGGTGGTGCGTTCCTAGTAGGTGCGGATGCGGCAAGAAGGCTTACTGACAATACAAACCTGGCTGGAGCTTCATTAAAAGCTTTCAATGGCATAGGCAATAGAACAGCTAAAACTGGCGTTTATATGGGCGGTAAGTTCGGTAGATTAGCGCTGGACTTTGCTGAAACCTCTGATGAAGCCAAGCGTTTGCAAACGCAAGTTGCTCGAACAGACAAAGCAAAACTTGACAACCTAAAAGCACAGGTAGTAGGCGTAAGAATTTCTGCTACTTACGCCGCTAATGAGATTCGCCGTATGGCTGACCAGGCTGGGGTAAAACTTGGCGATGGTAAAACTAAAACTGTAGACGCTACTGTTATTGCCGATTCTAAAGCAGCGGCAGGCAGTCAAGTTGAGACTGTAAGTTCAGTCCTAAAAAAAGAAGGTGTCCTTGCGGCAAGAGAAAGCAAGCTCCTTAATGCAGGGGTCAGCGCTGGCTTTGCAGATTTAATTGTTTCTACTGCCAAAACCAAAAAGACTTTCCAGAGAGAACTGGCTAAAGTATCTAGCCCCGAAGGACTACAAAAAAACCAGGCTAAGTTCAACAAGACTGCTGCTGGTATTGCTGAGTTAGCTGCCGCTGCTAGTGCTGCTGCTGCTGAGTTTGCTGCTGCTCAAGAAGCTACTGCCAAAGCGGTACAGGAATCCGCTGACGCTGAAGCTGCCGCTCTAGCCGAACGCGAGCGTATCTACAGCTCATTCTTAGATTCCGTCAAGGGAACCTTTGCAAGCATCAAAAACGCTATTACGGGAGCTTTTGACATCACAGGTTTAGGGGGATCTACTAACGCAATCATCCGCAACATGAACAAGCTACTGTCCAAGGTAAGGGACTTCTCCAGAAACATCTCTCAGCTTGCAACTATGGGTCTTGACCCAGAGCTACTACAACAGGTTATCCAGGCTGGCCCTATGGCGGGAGCAAGATTGGCGAGCGCACTTGTAGCAGGCGGTGCTGGCGCTCTAGGTCAAATAAACACAGGATTCGGGGAGATTAGTTCACTAGCATCTGAAATTGCTACGACAGGCACGCAGTCGCTATTCGGTCAGGGTAAGCAGGAAACTGTCTACAATATAAATGTCAGCGGCGGAGTCGGTTCTGGAGCCACAATCGGTAAAGCCATTGTAGACGCTATCAAGGATTACGAGCGCACCTCTGGTGCTGTTTGGCAGGGCGCGTAATGCCAGCTCCGAGTGTCAAGGTTGAGCTTGGTCTAAACCTTGGTCAGAACGACCCTTTTAGTTTTGTCTTGGACAGCAGCACAAGGGGTCTGCTAAATGGCACAGAGTTTACCCTTGGTGGCGAGCGCTTCTTTGACATAACTTCACGGCTTGTCGCAGCCCAGATTCGCCGTGGTAAGTCACAAGCGCTAGATCGCATTGACGCTGGTGTGCTTTCGGTCACAGTAGATAACTCAGACAGAACCTTTGATCCGTTATACGAAGCAGGACCATTTTTCGGTCAACTTATCCCTAGGCGTTCTGTTCGAGTCACCAGCAACGATGCCCCTGTCTTCATTGGCTTTATAGATGACTTTGACATCCAGTACGAACCAGGCGTGCAGTCCGTTGTCCGTATTGACGCTTCT